CAACACACCGTTGAGCAGTGGGCCGAATCATTATCCTCCGACGAAAGCGGCAACGCTTGAGGGTTCTTCGAGCATGGAGATTTCAGGCAGTGGGCTTTATCGCATTGATGCACCAAGCACCTACGGAACGGGTGGAGTTGTTGTTTCTGTTGATGTTGAATATCTGCGAAGCCTTCTGCGCAGAATGACGACCTTCTCACCCAACAATGCGCACAACCTCACGGGCGACAGCACCTATTCATCCTTTGACACCGATAGCCCATTTCCGCTCGGCCACCGCAAATATGCGCATTATCATTCGACGACGACCACAACTGCGGCAAACAACGCAGACCGAACCGCCTATTATGCGCCACGCATTTCAATCGTTGATGATTTGGCCTATATCCCGGCCACGACCGTTTCATACACGGATGCGAACATTGATTTGAGCGCAGAAACAATGGTCATTAGCGGTGTATCGTGGTCGCAGAAAGAGCGAGATGTTGAGGAAGTCACTCTCAACCTTGAGCGCACGGAGAAGGACTTCACTTATGCGCTCGCTCGCGTATTCAAGAACAACGGCGGAAGCAACCAGCCCCCACGACCCGAAGCAACCCCTCCCGCTCCCGGCCCTCAACCCATCACGCCCGGAAGTGGATATGGTGATGTGTCGAAACCCCAACCCGTGTTTCCCCGCCAATCGGTCGGCGGAGGCACTTCGCAAGACTTCGCAAACAAAATCCCCACCAATGCGCTCACAAATGGCTTCACACGCACGCTGAAAGGCCGTGGTTCGTTCTCAAGCGACACCCTGCTATCCACGGGCGACTTCGGCATTCTCGGCGCAAAGAAGCCAGCCATCGCGATTTCAGCAGACCGCGATATTGACGGCATCGAGAGCAGTCCAGCGCCCGTTGAAGGTTCAGCGATTATGACCGCAGACGGGTTCGTTCTCGCAGGTATCAACGACCCCGAAGTGGGCGCACAAGGCGAAACGCACAAGCATTCAACGAATGTGCGTGTGCCGAATGATGTTTCAACGGGCTTCATCAATGTGGATGCTATCATCACCCTTGAGTCAATCACGGGAGGTGGTTCAGCCGTTATCACGACGACCGTATCGTGCAAAGAAACGGGCGCAAGTGTTGCGCAGACAACGACCATCGCTCAAGGCGCAGACCGTTCAAATATCACCATCCTGAACAACCGCTTCCTTGACGGCGCAGGGACACCGGGGAACACCATCAACATTGAGGTGAGTCGCAAACCAGCGCAGGGTTCGGACACCGCAGGCTATCAATCCTTGACCGTCCACACGCTTTCACTGCGATTGCGCAGAAACAGCGTTGCGGGGCAGGCTCAGTCGCTTAACTTCTCAGCCTTTTGAGAATAAGGGGTGAGCGAGCCGCACAGGGAAGGAGGAACCGAAACCATGACAAGAAGGTGAGTCGTGCGACTCGCTCATTTAGGTCTTACACCCTTTGTCTTATTAAACCCACCGCTTAGACAACGCCTTGATTCGTCGAGCAGTGATTCTCCCGATGCCTTTAATTTTCATCAAGTCCTTCTGCTTCACTTTGGTCTTGAGCAATTCCCCAAGCGAACCGTATTTTTCAAGCAGAGCAACGGCAATATCCTCGGTGATTCCCTGCACGCCCATGAGCGCACGCAGTCGTGGGTCTGACGGAGGTTCTTTTTGCTTCGCAACGGGGTTCAGTGTTTTGCGCATTTCGCTGTTCATGTTGAGAATAGCGAGCCATTCAATAAATTCGTCCATATCCAAAAATTCAATCATGCGCACTTTTGGGAATTGGGAATAAAGCGTCATTTTGAATGATTTGATGATGCGCTTTTGACGGAGGATTTCATTCGCCGTTTCCTGTCGGGTCGGCTTGCGACCTTTGAAGAACGGCTTCAATTTGGTGTTATACACCGCAAGAATCGGGTATTCAAACATCTCACACAATTCCTGCAATTGATGTTTGATTGTGCGTCCGTTGCGCCCAATGCCGAGGATTGAGCGATACAGGTCATTGATTTCCTTCGCTTCGACTCCGTATTCACCGATGATGTAATCGCCCACGCTCAAACGCTTGACGATGCACTGTCCTTTGTTGTCGTGCTTTCTGTCGCCCACTTTTGCGTAAAGACGATGGAGAAGTCTTTCATTCTCCCGGTCGTCGGCGTATATCATCGTTTCTTTGTGCGCACACACGCCTTATAATGAATTGCGCTTAATTCATCCTCACTGCGCACAGAACCAACAGCCTTCACCGTTGCATAGATTATGTTTCCTATACCAAAAGGGCGACGGCGCATGAGCGTATTTGCGCACTGCGCCATGAACATATTTTCGTGTGATGCCTTCGTTGTAGTCCGTCCATCCCAATGTTTCTATGAACGAGCAGATGCCGTTTGTTATCTCATCGTTTTCCTCATCGGTTAAATCCTTCGGGTGCGCATAGAACGCCAATTGTCTGCGCATCTCTTGAACGAGCGCAACCCGAACATGGTGCGGAGGATTGCTCACTTGGATTGCTCGCTCAAGACAATTCGGAAGTGCGCATTCGCCGCCGAGGAAACCAACGGACACAGTGGACTCCCGTTGCGTCGTATGGCGTTTGGGAGGTGGGTTGTCATGCACCCACTTCACCAAATCAAAGCATTCGCTTTCCGAAAAGCGACCAAAGAACGGGTCTATGTTGTCGGAAACCGGAAGAGGTTTGTCGGGAATCGGGAAATTGAACGGGTCTTGCGCAAAGTCGTGCGCAGGTATTGACACCGCCCACCGTCTGCGCTTGACATTAAATGTTCCCGATATGCGAGTCATCTTTTCGGGATAGCCTACACCGTCGAGGCTGGCGAGTCCATCGGCCATTCTGCGCTGATAACGGTCAAGGTGTTGCGACCAATCGCGTCCACGCACAGGTCGTTTGAAGTGTTGGTGAACATGAAACCCTCGCCCGGTGGCGACGAGTCGCACATCACCGTCAAGGCGCTGAATCAAGGCCGCTACATCGTGCTTGACTTCATCCATCGTGTAGTCGTCGTTCATGTCAAAGTCCCACCATGCCCTATCCATGACGGCTGAATCATAGTCCCGCTCGACATCAAAGGAATAAAGCGAGGTGTAAAGGCATGAGCGACCGTTGAGTCTGCGCACATACGCGTCAAAGTCCTCACGGGAGCGGCAAAACGCACGCTTGAGGCCGACCTGTCGGGGGAATCGTATCATCAGACCAACCCAAAGGTTCAGTCCTTAATAACCTGCCGATGGCCGCAGATTTTGCAGATGGCGAGTCTTTGACTTTCCGTTTCGGAATCGCCCGTGATGAGCATAACCGGCTTCGCTTCTTCGTCGCCAACGAACATCTCGCCGTCGCATTCTGCGCAGATAATCACCATTCGCCAACACCTGTCAATTCGGATTCGCACTGCGCAGAAAACTCGCACCACTGAGGGCAAAAATAGTCCGACCACTTCATCGGATTCTCATGCGCCTTAAGACCCTCCACGGCTTTGTCGAGCGACTTGAGGAAGGCGTTATGACTGCGCTGACTCACTTTCTCAACGATGAGAATACCCTTCTCTTCACCGAGCATGACCTGTCGCTTTGAATCGTTGAGCATATCCATCACGAAGTCCATGTTGTCTGCGTCGGGAGCAAGGTATGCGAAGTGCGTGATTGGTCGGGTTTCACCCATTAGGCGCAGAACATGGGAATAGAAGCACAATTCTCGGCGTGTGCGAGATAATTTGCCCTTGTTCATGTTGCCCGTTTTCAATTCATAGATGCAAAGACCGCCATCGGGATGCACCAGCACGCCGTCAATTTTGCCGACGAGAACAACCTCACGCTCGACATCCCAAACGGCACGGTATTCTTCATATTCGTCGGGCGCAAAGGACTCAATGCCCCATTCCTTGAGGCGTTGTTCCTCAAGCGCAACCAATTCTTGAACGCCTTCTTCAACCTGTTCCGGCGGGATGAGAGGCGCAAGAATACTTTGCCCTTCCCAATTGTCATAGATGGTTTCAAGAGCAGTGTGAATGCGTGTCCCTCTCTCCATTTGAGGAGTCGCAGGCATCCTCATGTCCTTGAGGATAACCTTCTGCATCCAAAATTGCCGAGGGCATTTTGAATAGGTCATAAAGGTGGATTTGCTGATTTTGAGCAATTTCCCATCGGTCGGGTCATAGGTGGCGGCTTTCGCCAATTCCTCAACCGTCATTTGCGCAGGGTCGCTCATGCTCATTCCTCTTCGTCAGGAAGGGTCGCTTGCGTGGTTTCGTCGAGGGACTTTTGACAAGCGGGGCATTCATCGGGAATGGGAATGTCCTCAAACATCGGCGTGTTCACATTGAATCCGCAGTGTGCGCAGGTCTTTTGGTGAAGCAATCCGCCTTTCTCAAGAAGTCGAATGAGAACCATGTTGCACTTATCCATCTCGGCAAACAGGACATTGAGGAATTGCATTGACTGTTGAATGTCGTTCTTCATACCCTCCAATTCCTTTTGCACTTCTCGCATCGTCATCTTTCGGCTTTCTCGCACCATGTTATTGCCTCTCTTCTTGTTCATATAAACCTGTCGTTATAACCATTCGTCCAGCGTTTTGTAAATCGCCTGTTGAACGACTTCGACAACAACCCCCTGCGCAATTCTCGCTTCTGCTATGCGCAGGTATTCCTCTTCTCGCTCAATGCCGATGAAGTCAAAGCCTTCTGCCTTTGCGCCGATTCCCGTTGTTCCCGAACCCATGAACGGGTCAAGCACAACGCCTTCCGGTGGCGTGACAAGTCTGCACAAATAGCGCATAAGGTCAATCGGCTTCACCGTCGGGTGAATGTTTTTCACGGGGAGTCGATTCTCAGGGTTTCGTCCGTTGGCGACAAGTCCCTTTTCACTGTGAAAGCCGCCGTAATCAGTGCGCTCGCCGTCATCAAACGCTTCAAGTCCAGCGTTGCGCTCGGAACGGGAGGCTTTTGCGCAGTAAAAGAATCGGGCGGCTGAACCACTGTCGGTGTATTCTTGGTCGCTTCTTTGGCGTTGAAATGCGTGAACATGGTCGTTAATTTTCTTCTCTTTTGAATGACTTCTTTGAGTCCTTTTGCCTGTTGTTGATGAATCGGGGAATAGGCTCACGACTTCTTCCGACCCATCGTGAATGAAATTAGCGGGGAAGCGTCCTGCATCGTGCCTTTGTGAACGATATTCGGGATTGTTGGAGCGGTTGAACATTCTTCCCTCGTGGTCAATCGTAGCGTTGCTTGCCCCCCATGTTCCACCATCCTTTCCCTCCATTTGCACCCTACAAGCGTCAATGTTCAAGCCACCTGTGCCATGCTCAAGAACATTTGCGGCGACCGTCCCGGCGAGAGGCTTACGGGCGACCACGATAGGCTCGTGGGCGGGTTTGAGAGCCGTTCCCCACCCTTGCCATTCCTCGGCCTTGTGGCCTATGTTGTGAGACTTCGGGAAACCCGAACCATAGACCCACATGATTTGGTCACGAATCTCGAAACCAGCGTCCTCAACATTGACGACGAGCCGGTGATAGGTGCGTGAGCCAGCGAAGGCCAGCAGGTGTCCACCGGGCTTCAACACACGAAGGCATTCATGCCAAACTTCAACGGAGGGAACATCATAGTCCCATTTTTTTGACATAAATGAAAGCCCATACGGAGGGTCGGTGACGATTGAATCAACCGAGTTATCGGGCATACCTTTCAGCACTTTCAAGCAATCTCCGTGAAACAATTCAGCCATCATAACCACCCCATGCCCGAAAGACCGTTGAGCGCATTCTCTATGCGCACAATATCCCACTGCATGACTTCAAAATACGGACGCACCTTTTCAACGATGAACCGTTCTGCGAGGTGGCGATAACCGACCTGCGCAATACCCTCAATTTCTGATGGGTCGTCAAAGGCGATGTAGTCGCCGTTATCGTTAAGCGTCGAGAGGAAATAATCGTCTTTGCGATAGCCTTTACCTAAATGCGCATTCGCCCAATACGCACCAGCACGCACTTCTCCGAGCGTCGTATATTCGCTTAGGTCTTTGCTTAACTTGGCCTTGATACACAGGTCGGCAACTGGAATCTCTTTGGCGACTATTCTGCGCACCAAGTCCTCCAACGGCGCAACTATGTTTTCTTCGCTTTGCGCAGAAAGAATCCCGCCTATCACGGTCTGCATGGCATTCTTCATAGCATTCGGAAGTCGGGACTGCTTCATCTCAACGCCTTTCACATACATTTGCGCATCGTGATGTTCTCCATCAGTCCAGCGCACTTCCCCCGCATAGCGATTCTTCGCCATCAAGAGGAAGGTCTTGCACCACTTCTCAAACTCGGTTTCAATTGGGGCCATGCGCTCATTGATTATGCGCAGTGATTCAACGGCTCTTTCGGGTGTTTCGCACTGCACGAAAACCGAATCGGTGTGTCCGTAAATAGCAGGCATACCCAACGACTCGCATTCATCACGCAGACGGTAAAGTGTTTGACGGGAGGTATAAGTGATTGAGGCGGCAATATCGGGGTGATAGAAACCACACTTGCTATCGCCAGCAACGCCATACATGGAAGCGACAAGGGACTTCGTGGCGTATTGCAGACCATCAAACATTCTGCGCTCTCCCTCGCTTGACGCATTCTTCATCTGCGCTTTGTATTCGTTGCGTAGCGTAGTCATTTTATCCATCTGCCGACCGAGCAAACCCTTCTTCTGCGCAAAGCGAACACCGTTGCCGCAGTCCTTGCCCTGTTCGTCAAGGTTCGTCCAGCAAATGTTGTGCAGGTTGATATTTGAATGATACATCGCCTTAATATCCATGATGGCTACATTCTCATAAACGCCAGCATCAGCCGTTTGAATGTCTGCGCCGGGATAGTCCACCTTCTCAAATTGGGGTTTTGAGGGTATGCGCCATTTGAAGTCCGGGTCGCGCAGGGCGAGGATTGGGAACAACCGTGAAACCCACGGGGTTGTGCGTATGTCGCATCCCGTGATGTGCTGAACGGCAGTGAAATAATTGAGCGCACCCACCATTTCATCAAGGCGAGGCAACAGGCGCACATCTTGCCGTGCGTAGTCAAGGTATGTCCCGAAGTCGCTGAAATAGGTGTTGTGTCCGTCAGCCAATTCGACCTTCGTTTCTCCGAGGCAGTGCGCAGAAACCGCACCAAGACCCATAGAAGGCAATTGTCCGTTCTTGAGCGTCCATAACTTCTTGAAGGCAACCATCAAGTCAATGACATTCGTTCCCACGATGGGTTGCCCCCAATCCTTGAAGTCATACCGTATGCGCTTCATGGGCGAAAGGAGGTTTGGTTGAATGTCGTTGGCCTTGAATCGCTTGAACAATTGCTGAATGTCGGCATTGACTACATTCCAGCCGGTGATGATGTCATAGTCTCGTTTGCGCAAAAGTCGAGCAAAGTCGAGAAGCATAGAGCGTTCATCTGCGAAGCACTTCATTTTGCGCTCGCCAGCGTGAACCTCCGTCAATCCATCGGGGTGATTTGCGCACTGAATGGTGTCATAATAGCCCTGCGCATAGTCGGGATGGTTGAAGAACACATATTCGCCTTCCTCCGAGTCGTGAACGACAATGATGGTGATTTGACCCGACTCCATCATCCATTCCATGTCAAAATAGCAAACCCGATGCTCATACATCGGTAGGGTGAAATCGTTCTCAACGAGGACTCGGTTCTCATGGGTAATGTTTGCTTCCCATGTGCGCAGACCCCTCACGCCCTCTCGCATATCCTCGGTGCTTGAGAATTGAACCTTCACCAAATCCTCGCCGTAAAGACCACGATATTCACCTGCCTGTTTGATGAACGCTCGGTTGATTTTGAACAGGTCATCCCTTTCGACAAAGCAAAACGGTTCGGCGCTCAACTTCTGCTCTTTGCGCACACCGTTTTCACGAAACCGAACAACGACTTCGTTCCCCCGTCCTCGCTCGACAATCAAAGGGATTTCCCCCAAAATTGCAGTCGACTGCGCCGAATCTGCAAACGCAGGGTGATAGAAACACCCATTTTGCGCAAATCCGACCACTTCAAACGACGATAGCCGAGCGAAGAAACAACCTTCTGCAATTGCTCAAGACTTGCGCCCTCCTGTGGGTTTAGAAGCGTGATGATGTCGGTTGCACCAAACCTTTGCTTAAGCATTCCGTTGCGCCATTGAAGCATTTCAGAATGAACGCCCTCGCCTCGGTAATCCTCACCAACCCAAGTGTTGCCGACCAAATAGACGCATTCTGCAATCTCAGTCGCCGTGGTGTATGCTTGAAGGTGGTTATGACAACTCACATCAAGAAACTTACAAAAATACATGGCTCGGTTCATCGTCTTGGGATAGCCCTTCTCACTCGCCTGCTTGAATGACCACGGCCATTCTTCCACATAGTCAAGCATCAATTCTTGCTGGTGCGGGTGAAAAATCTGCGTGAGCGGTTTGTTTCCCATAAAGAGAACACAATTCTATGTTGATATAAACCCAACGGTCAAAGTCCTGTTTGCCCACGCCGACGAGTCGGGATGCCGTGAACATTCAGCCATCGGTTAATTGTCATGGGGGAAACGGCGCATTGTTCAGCGATACTTGCCATAGAGCGACGGTTCTCTTCGTATTCTTTGCGCAACCATGCTTCGTCGGTGTAATGCGCTTGCTTCTTCGCAGGGGAAAAGGTGATTTCGACCAAAATATCGCCACCACAATAAGGGCATTCGGCGGTATGGTTCTCATCGGTGGGTATGTTCAATTCTTCTGCGCAGATAGGGCAATTTGTTTTCATTTATTTCAGTCTCCTGTATTTTGTTCCGGGTGTTCTTTTGTCCTCAACGCGACGAATCGGAACAGGGATTGCTTCGACAAGCCCCCAAGATGCCGTATATTTCAGGATATTCGCCACACTATTGACTCCTATTGTGCCGTTCACTCGAAGGTATTTTCTGTTGATGATGTCGCATAATTGTTGCGCATAAAATTCTTGACCAATTTCATAATCATAGATGATTCCAGCGACGACTGCTATTTTCCTGTTCATTTTGCGTGGGGAAAGACATTCTCCCATGAAAGACAATACTTCGCAGATGTTCTCTTTGTTGAGATTGCACACACTTGCGTTCATACTGTGAACAAACCGTGCGTCGTGTTGCATCTCCGACAAATCAACCATTCTTGGCCTCCCGTTGAAACACTACTGCTTCGTTTGTGCGCAGAACAACGGCAACGCCAGCGTCATACGCCGAGAAGTCAAAGAAAATCAAGTCGCAGTCCACCGAAGAGGTATGCGCAAGAATGTTTTCAAAGCCGCCACCAATGACGGTCGTTATTGCTTCGTTCCTTCTTATGTCTGTGTCAAGAACAGTGCGTGTAGCACCCTTCATTTCACCTCCGACAATCACTTCAAGAGTCCTGTCGGTATTCAAGGTTAGTCGGGTCGCTTCAATCATCTGTCCGTTGATTGAACCACTGCGCATAGCGTCGAGCAAGTCCTTCCTGTTCACGGTTGCGACCACCCCATCAATAGAAGCGCCGCCTTGCATCGTGTATTGATTCAATTCAATGTCGCAAAGGGACTTCGTGAATCGTGCGTCGGAATCGGCAGACCATTCTCCAACCGTCTTATTGGTGTGCGGGAAAGCCTTTGCTCTCCCGTCGCTTGAAAGTGTCGTGCGCTTGCTTCCCGACTTGAGCGTGATTTTGTTATCGGCGTAGTGAATGTCAATGTCCGACCCGTGCGCAGAAAGTGCGCCGATGAGCAGGTCAATATCAGCAACGGTGATGTTCTCAAGGGCAGGTTCGTCGTCGGTCGTTGGGACGATGAATCGACCAATGCTTGAAACGCCATCACGCACGATTGAAACCGTGCATAGATAGTCGCCAACGGCCTGAATAACCGTCGAGGAAACCTGCGACAATTTCTTCCCACCGACAACGGCTTCCCGCTTCGTCATTTTCAACAAGGCCAACAAGTCAGACTTCTTCATCTTCACCATGTTCTTCACCAACCACTGTTGTCAATATAAACCTGTCGCCCTGCAAACGAAGCATCTTCTCAAGCGTTTTTGCGCACTGTTTGCATTCCCGTCCGACTTCGCTTTCGGGGATGCGTTGGTGTGCGCCGATTGAGGGGAAGCCACGGCACAGAACATAGGACAAACGCCCGTTCTGCGCACATTCGACTGCGTAGTGCGCACGCTCACTGCGATTGCTCGCGAGAACGACCCGCTTAACGACCTTCCGATTTTGCATTTCACCACTTCAAGAAAGGCAGTCCCGTCCAATTCACTTCTCCATCCTTGACGGACAGAACATCGTGCGTCGTGCCGAGGTGTTCTTGATTGAAACCCTTCATCTCTTCGATAGAGCAACGGATAACCCATTCGTTGTCCGAGAGTGTTTTATCGGATTTCACACCTGCGGCGATGTCGCCCTTCTTGGTGTATCGGGTGAGCCACAATTGCTGACTGAACAGGCGCATAGTGCCTTTTTCCCATTCAGGGACTTCGCCAACCTTCATCAAGCCCTTTTGCCCGTTGCCGATGTCTGCGAATTGCTTGACATCTTTCAGGTGGAAGGTGAAGAATACTGCGTCGGCAGGCAACTGATGCGCACGATTGATGACATCACGGAACAATTGGTTGCGAATGCGCCATTCGGCCTGATTGAATTTGTCGCCGTCCTCGACATTGACAGGATTCTTACTTCGGTTCATCAACACATCGGTCATGGCGTGTTCGCACCACTTGAGGAAAGTTGAGCAACCGTCCATAATGACTGCGCCAACCTCACCATCACGGCACTTTTGCGCAACGAGACTGATGAAGTGATTCATTTTGTCAATCAGCGCAGTGTAGTCGGTGCTGTTATCGTCGTTGAAAATGGTGTCGTCCAATTCGTCATAGAGAGGGATGATGTGAATGTTCTCATCATCTGCGTAATTGGCGGCAACGGTCTGCACTGCGGAGTTATCCACATCGAGAATGATGATGGACTTTTCTGCGCCAATGTGCTGACGGGCAATAGAGATTGCCGTTCCAGTCTTGGCTGTATTCTCCTTGCCGACGAGAGCCATGCGGATTGACTGCGTGCGAGAGCGTTTGCGCTCAAACAATTCGGCGTAGTGAGCCTTGAGGTCTCTCTTCGGCGGTTTGTCAATCTGCGCATTGTCTTGCGCAGAATTGGCCTTCGACTTTGCGTTTGCCCATGCGTTTGCCATGTTCACCAACCGCCTTCTTCTGCGCCTTCTTCAAGCACGACTTCTTCAACAGCGACGGCTTCAATGGCCTCCATGACCCACCATCCGTTCACGCCGAGGCGTGGAAGGTCGGTTGATTTGTCAATCCATGCGCCACCAACGGCAAGCACGATTGAACCAACGGAGAAGTCCACCTTTTCGTCCTCTTCACGGGAAACCCACAAATCCATAGGAGGAATCGGGGAAGTGATGTCAAGGTCTGCGAGGGTGATGATGTAGCCGCCGCCTTCACGGGGGTCAATGTGCGCAACCTCAAGAGGCACTGCGCACTGCGCATCCCACTTCTCTTTGTCCGAGAGAGAGCCGAGCCATGTTTCAAGGTCGCCCATGCCAGTGAGCAAAGCAACATCGGTAAATTCTGCGAGCAAACCCTTGCCGTCAGAGTCGAGCGGAGGCGCAGGGAAAATGTTCACCACTTCCGAGTCTGCCGTGAAAACGGAAACGCCCGACTTTGCGTATGCGGCATCTCCGTTGCGTCCCAATTTTGCAGGGATGCGTCCGGGGATGAAGGTCGGGTGTTGAACCTCGGCATCAGCGCCCGTGAAACGGATGCGGATTGTGCGCA